CCCCAGCCGTTGTTACCGCCCCATCCGCCAAAGATGGCAAACAGGATAATCAGTACCCACCAGCCGTTTCCGTCTCCCCAACCACCGTCGTTACGATTTCCGGTCACCGCAGCAATATCAGACAGGCTAGGCATATTAGAGTTGAACATAAGTGAATCCTCCCTAAAAAATATATTTTTACCAAAACAAAAGCCCGTCCTCAGAGTGCGCGCTCCTCTGAAATCGGGTTTTGCTTAGTAAACGAAAATATCAATATTGAGAGAAATTCAAGAGGTCTATAAGCTTACGAAATTCCGAAAAATCGCTTGGCATCGGTCAATGCGTCCTCTTTCGACACTCCGTAAGTTTTGCAAATGTTTTCTGCAATCTGTTGCCCCTGCTCATCATTGCCATTTTGAATGACATCGATCATCTGCTTGAACTGAGGATTGTTCGCAACCCTTGGGTTCCTGCTGATCATCATCAGCGCAAAATCCTTCATAGAATTAGCCATCTGCCTCATCCTTTCTCACAGTCTTCTTGACGTTTGGGGTAAGCATTTTCTCAATTTTATCCAGTCGTTCCAGCACGGTTTCATTGAAGGACTTTTCCTGCTTTTGTTCTTCAATCTGAGCCGGAACAAATTTGACGGAATGAATCAGCCCGTCAGATTTCCACTGCTTTGCGAAAATTGCCGAGTAATCGGAAAGCGGGAACAGGCTGATTGTTCCGTCCATTGGAATTTCATTGGGCTTGATCTCATTCTCAGAGGCCACCGTTCTTCCGGGGACGACCGACGGTCTCTGAGGCTGCTGCATTTGTTGAACAGGAACAGGTATTGGAGGTTGCTGACCAGCCATCTGCCCGAAATTGAGATACCCCGGGGCAGCTTGGCCCTGACCAAAAGAGTAAGGATTTCCATAGATCGGTCGAAATTGCTCCATGATCATTTGCTCCTTTCAAACAAAAATAATTGCTTATTCGGTCTTCTTTCCAGTCAACCGATTGAGCGCTTCATAACCGCCGTTCGCCGCAAGGGAAACCACTGCGGAATTCACCACTGCGAGAATCGCGGTCTCAGGCGTAATACCAGTCGTAAAGACCTGCGCCAGTACCAGCACGATCAATGCCAGCACCCAGCTGAAAATCTGCGTCGGAATCTTCTTGATGAACCCGATGTTCTTAAACAGCTCGGTGAAAATGCCGACCGCCAGAAGACAACCGGCAAAGGTGGCGAGATAAGACCAGTCGAAGAAAGTAAAATCCATCATGCATTCCTCCTTTTACTTGTGGAGCGGGAGCTTATCTACTTCGCCCATTACGCGCTTTGCAGAGCCGTTTCCGCCCATCTTCAAATATGGTTTGTAGAGATAGTCGTAAAGGTTTTCGTATTCGTCTTTGGTGATGTATCCTCGCTGCACATAGCTCATGCCCAAATATAAAATTCGATCATGAGCCAGCCCAATGAGCATTTGTGTTTTAGCGTCTTTCTTGTCGGTCAGCTTTTGCATCAGAGCCCAGAATCCAGAAGAAGCCAATACCGCGCAAAGAACCGTGATAAGGGTCTCCACGAATTGCGGCATTCAGATCAGCCTCCCGTATTTACCGGAAATCCAGCCATTTTGATTTGCAAACGCAATCAGCAACCAGCCATCATCAGAAGTTTGGCCGCCATACGAATAGGTTTCGCCAGCATGTGCCACGCCCAGCTTGGTTCCCTCGGTATTCGGAGCCGTTCGAACCCAGCAGTTTCCGCCGACGACCGTTACGCTTCGAGGCTCTTCAGGAACCGCGTCCATAGCCGCCAGCGCCTCGCTCATTGCCTTGTGCGTCTTGGGGCCGTAGATGCCGTCCGCAAAAAGCTCATGATCCTTCTGGAATGAACGCACGGCAATCTCGGTAGCATCGCCGTAATCACCGTCCGCACCCCACTTTCCGCAATCGTAGCCAAGGCGAATGAGATTTGCCTGAAGCTCTTTTACGTCCTCGCCTTCGGAACCGTTTCGAAGAAGTCTCGAACCGAGAAGGCTTTCGGTATTGCCGTCCACACTCTGAGAGCCATTGTCGGAATAGTCGAAATACTTGGTCATAAGGCCCCAGCGATTCCACCCACGGTCGTAGAGCTTGGTACGGACAACGCCGTACATAACGCCACGAGCCTCGATAACATACCAGTCACCTTCGGGATGATTCTTCTTAACAGGCTCGATCAAATATCCAACATGGGTGATGTACCCAGAGCTGGACGAATGGATGAACACTGCGGCTCCGGGAACGCGATTCTTGGCGGGAATCCGACCCGTGCCCTTCGTACCGCACCACTGAGCGTAATTGTACCGAGCCTTGGTGTTGATGTTTACGCCGGAGAAATCTTCGTATAGACCCTCTGCAAGACCGTTGCAATCCCATACCCGCGCACAGTTTTCGCGCCATTCAAGCGCCTGATTGCGCTGCTTCGAGCTGGTGTACTGAGTAAACCACCAACTGTTCTTGGCCCACTTCTTAGGGTTCTGTCCTTTTGCGCCCATGATATAGCCGTCGTGCCGGTTATACGCTGCGATAAGTCCGTTGACAAAATCCTTCACAGGCATTCGTTTAATTGCCATTTTGATTCACTTCCTATAAATTTTACTGTTGACAAACGGGTAGAGTTGTGGTATTATGGACTCGTAAAGGATAAGCCTCTCCTTTACAATGTCGGACTCGGAGAACCGAGCTAATCTGCTCTGATACTGAGCAGCCGTGGATTGAAAAGTTTTGTTGAGAATGTGATTTCTAGATATTTCTAGAACTGTCGGATCCGGAGCACCGGACTAATCTGCTCTGATACTGAGCAGCCGTGGATTGAAAAGTTTCGTTTGTTAGTACGAAGCACGGTGAAACTCGTAGAGGAGAGGCTTTCCATTTACTGTCAGGCTCGGGCTTCCCGAGTCCTGTGGATTGAAATATTTTGTTTGTTAATGTGAATGCCGTTGACGACCTACGAAAAGGCTCTGCCCAGATTATCTGAGTAGGGCCTTTTCATTTTCTTATTTCGGTGTTCCCACCGCGATCCAGCTCACGCGTGGCGCTCGATTCGTCGAATCACCATTAAAAATGCGCGCCGTAAAGCCAGTGGTAGTCACCGTGCCCATAACTGTCACTGAGCATTTGCCAAACGCCCCTGCGGTTGATTCCGTCTCAAATCCGACTACCACGATGGGCGCAGCGTAAAACGCCTCGGGAAACGTAATGTTTACGTCCTTATATCCGCCATGTGATACTGTAACGGATGCAACTCGCCCGCACTGCACGCCCACGTCCGCCGGGAAATGGTTGTGCCCCGTGTTCCAATTCGCCATTTACTCCACCCCCAGCGCCGACCGGATGGCCTCAAGGTCGTCCGTGGTCAGAACGGGATAGTCAGCCGCGATGTCCTCAAAGGATTCGCCGTTGCCGATGCGGATTCGGAACGCCCGCACCATAATCCGCAGCTTCAGATTGCTCAGTGTCTTCATGCTCATTCACCTCCTCCGATCAGGTCTGCCATCATTAGGACAATATCGTCAGTCGTGCTTTCCAGCACGTCGAGACGCTGTTCCGGCGTTGGGGAAGGCTCAGGAACATTTGCCTGCATTGCCTCCATCTCGGCGACTTCTTCCGCCGTCATTTCCACGTTCTGGGCTTCCATGATTGGCACAGTCACGGTGTAGGTTTCATCGTAGCTATCCGAGATCAGTTCTCCCATCTCGCTGTATTGCGCCGGAATTGTGCGGATGCGCGTTTCAGTTCGCTCGCCTACTTTTACAAGGATGTTCTTTTTCATGCTCTCACCCCGTAGATTCTAATAGTCGTTCCCGCTGGAATTAATTTCTCTCCAGTGTATGGTATGATTCGTAAACTCTCTATCGATGGTACGTCAGCAGTAGTCAAACGGAAACCTGCAGATGGCTCCGTAATTGCTAATGCTACCTTAAAAGATCCATTAGGGGTGATGCTACCTGCCGAGGAATTACCTTTCTGTATAGCCTGCCAATAACCACCGCGTAATACAGCTTCCCCATAAGCTGTATTTGACTGAGACGCAACAGTGTTGGTAATCGAGATATAGAAATAAATGTATTCCGGATGCTCTGAATCGCCCATATACATTAAAGCGTTTATCCCTGTCTTTTCCGTGTAGGCATGTTCAGAATCTGCACCTTCATAGCAATGAAAGAGTAGGGAGTTCCATCCGGCGACATTGTTCGTTCGAGTCTGGATGCATCTTCGTCGAACACAATCTCTTCAATCAGCTCATACGATTTATCCAGCCCCATCCTACTTCTCGCAGCAGCCTGCTCCGCACTAGTCCACGCCGCACCTTTTCCGTCGCACATAGCGGCTTTGACGGCGTAGTCGAGGTTGATTGGGGTAATCGCCCGATTACTCACACGAGGGTTTAATACATCTGCACCAGCAGGAAACAACACCAGCTCGTGCAGGCTGTTGAAGGACACCCCTTGATATGCGTTTGCTTTGATGTTCGCCACTCCATCCGCCAGTACACTGTTCCCTGCCACCTGCACATCCTTGACAGGGGCATACCCCAGCGCAGCTTTGATGTTCTCGGCGGTCACAGATGCATCACTTCCCGGATCACCCTTCGGCCCCGGATCACCTTTGTCACCCTTAACGCCGGGCGCTCCGTCCGTACCATCCTTACCGTCCCTGCCCGGCCTGCCTTCAGGGATGCCAAAGTGCATCGTTCCTGTCTTGCCGTCATATTCCGCCGTTGCTGGTTCGCCATACACCACACTCTCTGCCTCGGCCTTCATGTTCTGCACATTGCCGATGGCGGTGGTAATCTTGTCCACCCAGTCCATGCCCGGCTCCGGTGCGTCCGTCTCCTGCCCGGTCAGACTCTTGCCCACCATTGTGGAGAGTATCTTGGACTTGGCCAGCACGCCGTTCACCGTCACACGCACTTCCGCCTCACCACTGCCTACAATGGCCGTATCCGCGCTGGTAGGCTGCCAGACGAGACATCCGTCCCGCAGCTCCACTGCCACGGGATAGATGCCGCTCTCGCCATGCCGCCGGTGCAGCAGCGTCACCACCGCACCGGGATACTCCACGAGGTATTCGGATACGTCAATTTCCACCGTCTGCGCGAGATTCTCACCGCACCTGCCGAGCAGTATGTATCCACCCTTGGTCACATCGTATTTCACCGCTTATTTGCCTCCTTACTTGCGATAGCTGATCTTCAGCACCGGCGCACCGCTCTCGCCCTTTCCCGCGAACCGTGAATAGCTCGCCGTGTAGCTCTTGCCGCCCACGGTCGTCGTGTCGGGA